GTTGTCCTGTAGATTAGTGCGGGCCGCCTACGCAATCGCAAATAGCAAGAGCAATAATTAATTCGTGCTGCTCAATTATCTTGCCGCGCAATTCAGAAAGCTCTGAAATTAACCCTGCAATTTCAATCGACAATGATTCAGGATCGCCAGCATTACTTACGATTAAATCGCCAATTTCTTCAACACGTTTCTGAATTTCCCTCTGGCGCTCTTCGATCTGGAACAGGGTCATCATTGGCGCAACCCCAACCCATTGATAAATCAAAGGCAAAATGCGGGCTTTATATTTTTATATATGATTTTCAGATCATTGCAAACTGTTTTATTATTTGCCTCAATATCAAACAGTTACACAATTTTATCCGCCTCATAGCCAGATACCATGGCGTCCATTCTCGCAGTCTCAATCAAAGGCTTGCCGTAGGGATCCCTGGAATCCTGAGCGATATGTCAGACTTCCAGAAGGGCCAGTAATCCGGAATAAATATTTTAGTCATACTAACCTCCTAATATCTACTCCGGAAGAGAGCGTCAGCCACACGAAAGCTTTTCTTGAATCTTATCTTATTGTTGTTAGAATGCAAATTGCCTCTGAAAAAAGAGTGTCAATATAGGAAACGGGCGATCCACAGAGTTTTTTGTGATTTTTCGGCCTTCCGTCAGATCGATTGAGTGGATTACTAACCCATCATCAAAGGATGACTCTGGTGGCACGCAATCTTGGGCTGACGCGTGAGGAGCTCGAGCAAACGCGTAAAGCGCTTGAGGTCAATGATAACAATATCCGTGCCGCAGCCACTGCTTTGGGAATATCTCGAAGAGCTATGCAGCACAGAGTTGCCAAGCTCAAGAAATTCACCCTCCCCAGGCTACCCAGCAAAAGCCGCGACATAGATCAGCTAATTGCAGACAAAATTGAAGAGAGCCGCAGAGCAAAGACAGCCGATGAAGCGCGCGATCTCATTCATATTCCAGTCCACATTGATGGGCCTTTTGGCCTCCTTGTTTTGGGCGATCCGCATGTGGACGATGCTGGATGTGATTTTGAACTGCTCGCCGCGCACCGGGATATAGCGATCAGCCACCCGTATGTTCTGGCTGCGTCTGTCGGCGACTATCAAAACGGCTGGATCGGCAGGCTGGGCGTCCTGTATGGTGAGCAACAGGTAACGGCACGCGAGGCATGGAAGCTGGTCGAATGGCTTGTTGAGCCGCTGCAATGGCTGTTTCTGGTGGCCGGAAATCATGACTTATGGCAGGGCCAGGGAGATCCGCTGGAATGGATCGCCGGCAAACAGGGTTCGCTATACGAGCCGCATGGCGTCAGGATCGAGCTACAGCATCCGTGTGGCGCTAAAACCCGTATCCACGCTCGCCATGATTTTCCAGGCACATCTATCTATAGCCAGCTTCATGGGCCGCGTCGTGAGCTTCTGATGGGCTTCCGCGATCATCTGGTGATTTGTGGCCACAAACACACTGGCGCACAGGAAACCTTGGTCACGCCTGACGGGCTAGTGGCCCAGATCGTCCGGGTTTCTGGATACAAGGTCGCAGACAGCTATGCCAAGCAGCTAGGGCTAAAGAAGCATCCGATCTTTCCTGGCGCATTGGTGATCATTGATCCGCGTGAACCTGAAACATCTCCCAACCGGATCTGGACAGCTCCAACTGTTGAACGTGGCGTTATTTTTCTGGACGCACTACGGAGTGAATATGAACGATCAAAAAAAATCAAAAAGTGAAAGAATATTTCTCTACGTTCCACATGCGTGGTTTGAGAAAGCATTAGAGCTTGGCTGGGAAAATCCGCTAAACCTTGGGCCTCCCCACAATAATTATTCTATTCTCATGGAGTGGCGCAAGGACGGAGAGCCCATCATGCCATTCAGATGTCGGGAGAAGAAAAATGTCAGACGATGAAGACTATTCGGATGTTGATGTGCCTCCGTTTGATGAAGCCCCAATAGATCCTGTGGCAGCTAGAGCAGCCAGCTTTACAAAGCTTCTCGCGCTTGTCGATCATGTCAGAGACGATGAAGCCAAGAAGGAAGCCCTGTTAATGCTTCGGGCGATCAGATTAAGCTTCAAGACGATACCAGTGGGTGATCTTTCATCATTGCCAGGCGGAAAGACAAGCTGAAGCCATAGCAGACTAATACCCGGCCCATCCCATGAGGGCCAGCAATCGTCCGGGCTTTTTCTTCGCCTCTGTCTTTGTAACGCACTTTTTGGGCTTCTGTTCCACCTTTGGCTTTGGCGGAGCAGGATTAGCCAGCTTCCGTTCCTGCTTTTTCTTCTCCCGATATCTACGCTCACGATTCAAGCGCTTCTCTTTGGATTCGGGAGACTCGTATTTGTCAGCACCACTCGCCCGACGCTTCTTTCGGTTAGCCTCCCATCTACTCTTCACCTGCGACTCAAATTCAGGATCAGCGGCCATGCGCTGTTTTAGCCTGGCGTATCTTCTTTCGTGGTTGGCTTTGGACCACTCTCTCTGATACTGCCTTTTCTTCTCCAGCCGGGCTTCAATTTGCTCATCGGTCAAGACAATCTTACGAGTCATGGCAGTCTAGCAGCCCCAATATCCGCTGTGAGCGCGACGGTTCTTTGCCTTTTCCTTTAAGGCTATAATTCTATCAGCTTCATCGCCGCCAGCCTCAACGATCTTTTTAATCCGATGGTATCCATGCAAGATCGTCGTATGATCCTTGCCTCCCATGCGACGGCCAATGTCAGGATAGCTCAGGCTTGTCGCTTCTTTGGCTACATAGAAAACAACATGCCTGGCATACGACATTTTGGGAGAACGCCTTGATCCCTTGATGTCATCGTAGGAGATGCCATACTCCGACTCTACCTCACGGATGATGCTGTCCAGATATCTGAACGGAGCCCATGGGAACTGGGCGTCCATTAACTCAGGAGGCGCTTCATTTCTTCCTCTCAAGCCACGCCAGTTTGAGCTTGTGATATAATATATCTTTGTTTTTTCCCGGTTATTGTCCTGGGATTCCATCCTCCTGTCCCGAAGGATTTTGTTGATCTTCAGGGCAAGCGGAGAATTTGAGCGGTAATAGTACATGTTCATGGCTTACTCTCTTACGCTTGATGATATCAAAACAGACTCATCTGGCCGATAGCCTCGGCATATACCCTGGCGATCTCTTCTCGCTCCTTGCGCTTTTTCAGAAGTTCTTCCTTGGCCACAATGCGAGCCACGACTTCATCAAGAGCGCCAACGTCGAAGCCATTGGATTTGGCCTCCAATTTAACATCTGACAGGAACTCGGCGAGCTGGCGCTGTTCCATCTTTAGCTTAACCATACGGTCGATGTAGCTTTGAAGTGTTTTATTATCCATTGTAATTCTCTCCATTCATCGCGGCGAGTATGCGTGCCCTGTCGTCATGATTAACAAGCTCGCATACATATTTCGATATTAGCCATCCCAAAGATTCGTCAGATTCTTTCAGCGCCGCCTCCAATTCCGCGATGCGGGCATCCTTCTCCGCAATCTCCTTCGCCTGCGCTTCAAGAAGCGCCACAGTGTCCGGCACATGCGGACCTTCTTCCGGTTTGTTTGTCATCCCTTCTTTCCCTTCAGCGCGGCGTGGGGCTGGAATAAAGCCGAAATATTTCCCGATCTGTCGGTTTCGTCAGTTCAGCGAAAGCAGCTTCGGCGGCGGCGATCCAGCAGCCCTGACGCTCATCGCCAAGCTCGTCCCATGTCGGCAGCGGTTTCCCGTCAAACGTCTTCCCACCGGCATGAGCGCAATAAGCGTCCCACATGGTTTTTGCGAGTTTGCTGTAGTCGATCATACCTTCTCTCCCTATACGGGTTTGCGTATTAAATTGAGATATACGCACTTGCGTATTCAGTCATCTTCCTCGTCCCACATTTTGTAGCGTCCGCTATTTCCCGTCCGATCGCCCATAAGCGCCAGCACGATCCGCACCAGACACATTCCAACGGTGTAGACGCCGATGGCTGTGAAAATATGGACGATCATCCTACGCCCCCACCAGTGCTTTGGAACAAATACCAAAGGCTTATGTAAATGCCGATAAACGCAATAATCGCAAAAATGGCTTTGAGCATGGCGTCACCTTTTTGTTCTGACAATATTGTGGACATTTGGGAGATGGGTTGTTCTTACAGGCAACTATATTTCCTATACCACGAAGGCTAGGTGTCGTAAATAGGTTTGACCGGCTTTTTGTAGGTCGCTCTCTCGCCAATGTCAGCAAGGATATCTTCCTGACGATGCAGAAAGCCGCGCTTCCTGAGATAATTCAGCGCCTGTGTGGTGGAGTCCACAGCGTCGTCATGCCTGCCCTTCGGGAACATCTCGCACTGGGTGATGACCTTATCAGCCCAGTCCCGATCCGGAGCCCAGACCTGGCCATTCGAGAATGTAGCCTGAGCGGCATAGGCTCTGGCGACCTTGTCCGCGCTGCCGGGATTGATCAACTGAACCGACCAGTTCGTCGTCCGGTTCAATCTCTTGATCTCATCCGCGACAGTCATGCCGTTGGCCTTCGCCTCGATCAGCAGCAGGTCAACCTTGAACTGGTTGCACATATGCGTGACCCACTCGACCAGACCCCATGCAGCCCTCTGCCTGATTCTGAAAGCGGCCTCAGTCTCTCCGGGCTCCCGCAATACATTCGAGCCATGAACCTGCAAGCGCATCTCCTTTGCGTGCATCAGCATGGCGCATGGGATCGTATCCCTGTCGTCAATCAGGTCGATGCGCTCGCCCTTGACGGAGAGAATGGATTTTGCCGCTGAGCCGCCGCGCTGCCAGATTCCCCAGATCGTCAGATAGCTGGCGTCGTTCTCCTGCTTCTCGGTATAGGCAGTGTCCAGCGAGGCGACGATGTAATCCATATCCGGATAGGTCATGCCGCTGTTCAGTCCCTGAGCTGCGGCTTCGTTGTCGTCGTAAAGCTGCCACCAGGATCGCTGGATAATGCCGCCTCCTCTGGGAGATGGGCGCTGCTGGAACTGGCCGGCAGTGGCGAACGGCCCCATAACCCTTTTGTCCCGTTCGACAACCTCACGCGGGAATCGATCCGGGAATAGTAGCTCGCCCTCTTCCTCACGCGGATCTACAAAGCCTATGCTGGTCTCGCATCGCCGGTCTTCTTCGAATTCCATCGGCAGGCAGAGATGCTCATACCCAAGCTGCTTATCAATGATTACGCCAGATACATCGCCCTCATTGAGGCGCTGCATAATGACAACAATCGACGACGTTTCGGGATTGTTCAAGCGAGTCGGAACGGCCTCAAGAAACCATTCAATCGTAGAATTGCGCATGGCCTCAGACGCAGCGCCCTCGACAGAATGCGGATCGTCAATGATAACGATGTCGCCTCTGGAGCCAGTGATCGAGCCAGCAGCCACAGCCTCTCTAAAGCCTGTCGCTTTATTCTCGAATTTGGTCTTGGCGTTCTGGTCGCCGGTAAGAATGATCTTGTCGCCCCATCGAGCCTGATACCAATCGCTTTGGACAAGCCGACGCATTTTTGTCGAATCGCGAATAGCCAGACTTTGCGTATGGGATGCGCACAAAAACCGCAGATGCGGATCCTTCGCCCAACACCAACTCGGAAAGAACACAGATGTCAAAAGCGATTTAGAAAACCCAGGAGGAACATTTATAAGTAAACGATTGATTTCTCCATAATAAACGGCCTCAAGATGTTCGCAAATGGCATTCATATGCCATCCCCATATCAAATTGTTTCCGGGCTCAATATTGGGCCATGCTTTCTTGACAAAGTGAACAAACGAGGCTTCGCATTGGCGGCGCGATTTTTCAATCAAAGCTTCCGCTAAGGTTTCCCGTTTGCTCCGCGATAAAGTCGTCAAGCTCATCGTCTGACATGCCTTTGAAATTCACGCTTAATGAACCGGAATGCTCCATGTGAACAGGCTCTTTCCAGCCCATCCGGGTCTTTGACCAGAATATAGCAGCCGTCGTAGCCTTAAAGTCATCCTTGGTGGCCTGGCGGAATAGATTAGCCGCGACCTTGGCATTGGCCTTGATCATAGCCTTGTCCAATTCCTCGCGGAAATATTTCCTCAAGGTTTTAGGATCTATATCCAGAACCGTGCATATCTGAGCCTGAGGCATTCCGAAGCTGGACATGGCCTCAACCATCTTCCGGTTTTCTTCCGTCGGCTTGAAGGGAGGCATTCCCGGTTTCTTTACTTTCTGATCGTTGGACATGATTTTTTTTCGCCTTCAAATTATTAAAAGACTCTCCATTAGATTCCAGATGAGCTTCTTTTCCCGTGAAATTCTGCCATCTTTCCACACAGATGTCTACATAGGCCGGACTGATTTCAATACCTCGGCATTCTCGACCTAATTTCTCAGCAGCAATCATCGTTGTTCCCGTTCCCATAAAACAATCGACCACGCCTCTGCATCTGTTTACAAGATCCCCAACTATGTATTCTGGCAAATGCACAGGAAATGTAGCGCCATGAACGCTGGCAAATTCATTATTCCGCTGCGGCGGCGCGTTATATACGTTGCTGAATTTTCCCTGCCAGGAAGAATATGGTATTGATCTAGATGCGTTTTCCTTATTTGAGAATAAAAATATCCATTCATAACGACTCGACATCACACCTTTAGCCATCGGTGGTGCTGCATGGCCCTTATCCCAAGTGACTATGTCAATAAGATTTGTCGCCCATTTGCCCATCCACTCAATTATTGGCCTTTTTGAATTAGCCAACGGCTGGACATTTATAACAGATAGATCAACAAATGTCATAGAAGTAGAAAGTATTGAATCTAATAGGCAAAAATATTCGTTAGATGACACATTATCTGTGTAATCACCGTAAGCGTTGCCATTCTTGCTTATGGACTTATTGCCGCTTAATTTTGCCCCACTACCAAGATTGTAAGGTGGAGAAGTAAAAAGAATGAATCCATGGCTTACTTTTAAAGTATTCCAGTCATTAACATTGGTGGCATCTCCACATACCAACCTATGATTCCCAAGAATCCAAACATCGCCAAGAACGCTAACCGGTTCAGCAGGCGGTTCGGGCGTTTCATCGGGATCCGTTAAACCTTCCGTTTTCTCCGCCAGCAGGATTGCCAGTTCATCAGGGCCAAACCCGGTCAAGTCCAGGTTAAAGTCCATCTCAGAGAGATCGGACAATTCGATCTTGAGCATTTCCGTGTCCCAGCCGGCGTTTAGCGCCAGTTTATTGTCAGCCAGAACGTAAGCCTTTTTCTGGGCATCAGACCAGCCAGACGCGACCATCACGGGAATCTCGCCGATCCCGAGCTTCTTGGCAGCCATGACACGACCATGGCCAGCGATCAAACCGCCTTCCTCGTCAATCAGAACAGGCGTTGTCCAGCCCCACTCCCGAATGCTCGCCGCGATCTGGTCAATCTGCTCAGGAGAATGCGTTCTGGCGTTCCTCGCATAAGGCACTAACTTATTGACTTCTCTTCTTTCTACCTTATCAGCAGGCCAAATCTTTTTCATGATCGGGAAATTCCTTTTTTGGGCACTTTAACTCTATCTTGTATATATTTGATTTATCAAACAATTCCCTGCTCGATCTTTGTCTTTATCTCTTTATTGCATTTTCCCTCTTCTTCGAGGGTGTCTTTGAGAATGCCTGAATATAGCTCAAGGTGTTCTGAAATTCTCTCTACCTTTATTACTAAGCGCTCGAATAGTTCGACCATACGGGTTTCGTTGGTTTGTGTGGGCATAGGTGGATCTTTCTCTAGAAATTGAAGAAACTGTCCGGGTTGTCCTTATGGTCTTTTATCTTCTTTGTCTTGAAGTCTACTGCGATGACGACACGACCGGATTTGCGGGCTTCGTCATGGGCTTTTAGCTCAGCGAGGAATTCGTCGATCAGCTCCCAGGATCCGGGTTCTATTACATAGGGACCGCCTTCAGGACCGGGTTTCGCCAGCAAACCATATTTGGCCCAGTTAATCGCCATCCGCCATCTTCTCCAGGGCAAGACGCTACCCTTGCTGTCGGCATTCCGCGTTCGGACCTGCGCAAGTCCTTGGCCTCTCAAGGAGTTTTAAACTATACCAGATTTTTCGCACTTTGCAACAAAAAGGGCTTGACAGATTTTATTTAGAACGGTATTTATAGGGACATAAACACAAACCTTGGAGAGACAAAATGAAAATCACCGTCCTGATCAAAAACGTTTTTGGCGAAGACAAAGCTTATCCCCACTGCGATATGGCTAATAAATTTGCCAAGCTCCTTGGGACCAAGACACTGACAAAAGATGCTCTGAAGCAGATCAAAGATATGGGATACGAAATCGAAGCTAAATTCCCATCTGATTTCCTGAACTAAGGTCGAAACAGGGCTCCGGCCCTGTCCAGCCGTAAGGCGGCTGCTGATGAGACCAACCATGGAAATGAGGAACCCAACATGCGCTACGATAAACGAAGAGTCATGCTTGTAGCCCATAGGCTACGACGTGAGACAGGACAGCCATTTGGCGAGTGCCTTAAACAGGCGTGGGCAGACGAGAAATCGCCTAAGCCCATCGCCATTCCACCCCAGAAACTGCCATTGGAAGCCGCCGTGCTGGGAGCTTACAATCTGGCCCGCAAAATCTACACCTCCCGGATTGAAATCGCCGGCAGAGTCAATTTCGATCTGGGCGTAAGGATAACCCCCAAGGGCGAAATCCCCATGGCCCATGTCATCTCAAGAAACGTCGCCATCGGATTCGAAAGGCTCCCAAAATGAAATACCGAACTGGATATTTGACCTACGACTTCGAAGAACTTCAGGTCGTCCCGGACCATGACTCATGCGTCTGGGGCGAAGCAGAGATCGCATTCGAAACAGATCCCGGAGATCCAGACACAGGATATCGCGGCGGGATATGCTACGACGTTGAAAGCATTATACTTCATGCCGATGAAAAAGGAAAGGCCGGACTCAGGCTGGACAACAATTCAGAAATCTATCGCCTGATCGAAAAAGCCCTGCACAAGGATCCGCATCAATATCGCATCGTCGATATGGTTGAAAGAAGCCTGTAACAAAAATATTTTGATATGGGCTTGACAGGATTGCGGGATGTGGTAATCTCATCTTCGTCAACAACACAAACCAACGAGGGACCAAATGAGCCAGAATGAACTCGCTGACCGCTATGCCGCTCTTAAAATCGAGATGGATGCCCTTCAGGATGAACTGGACGCAGTCAAGTCCATGATCCTGGCCACGGGAGTTGACGTTATCGAAGGAGATCGCTTCCGTGTAACAGTCGGCCTTCAGGAGCGCACCAGCATTTCCGCCAAGGAAGCCGAAAAGGTGCTTGATCCGTCTGTTTACCAGCAGCTCGCCAAGACGACCATGTTCTCTGCGGTTAGATACAAGGCCATCAAAGCCTAAAAAAAATCCCGCCCAGACTATTGTGACTGGGCGGGCGTCCATGCAGGGAGGAAGAAATCACGGACAAGTTGGAGAAACAGCATCTGACGAAACAATGCCAATAAACATATTATACAATCCATCAATCTTGTCAAATCCTACCTGCTTTTTACATTCCAAAGCACAGCCAGAACAGATAAACCCTTTCTTAATTTTATCATCCCTTCCCATCCGCATGGCGTCTGACCCGAATCAGCGCAGAAATTAATGACCTCTGTAGCCACACCAGCCCCAAGATTTTGCAGGGCTGTGTAGGCGTCATTATACCTGTCCATGACATCGGTATGCCTGGATGCCTCTTGCTGGCCCAGAAACGTATCCACATCAATCTGAGCCGATTGGCCTCTCTGCTCTCCGGTAGATGTTTTTGGCCTACGTGGGCCGTTTATAACCGCAATATACTGGCTGTAGAGACTTGAGAACCGCTTGGCCGTCTCATATTCAGTCTCGTCTATCTTCCTGCTGAGATAGAATATACCCGGAACAGTACCCCATTGCGCATCCTGCATTCCGACCAGAGAATAGGCAGCCAGGCGCTTAACCAGAGTTGGAGACGGCTCTTGTTCCGCCGGCTTTACCTGGCCGTTTGGAAAACGCGGCGCTTCGATTTTCCGCTTACGGCCAGGGCGTGCCATTCACTTTTCTCCGGGTAGCCACCAGGATGGCGGGAAATAGGTCGAGTTCCGCTTGCTATGCTTGTGTAGCTGTTTTTCTATATCGCTGTAAACCGGCTTTTCAGGCTGATCTGGCGCAGACTTCTTCCATCTGTTCGGTCCAAGCTTGCGTTTTTCAACGACCACTGGCTTCTTGAAGTAACTCATCCCGTTAATATTCTTTCTTTTTCCATTCTTTTTGCCCACGCGATACTTCGACTTTTTACAAAGTCTTTTACCGATTTTGTGGGATACTCAGGTTTATCCTTGAGATTTCTCGGCCAAACCCCAAACTTGTTCTTATAATTGGCCAACGCCCATGAACGCGCCCGACCACGCTCTTCAGCAAGATAAAGCAATCCAGACCAGAAAGATTGCTTCTCGTCAAATTTGACCTTGCGTAGCTTACCACCAGAACCCAATTCCGCAAGCTCGCCATCTGCTACATATACATCACTGCTGGGCGGAGGGAATACATATCCACAAGATGGACAATCCTTTTCTTTAGGCAAAAGCAGGAATCCGCAACTCGGGCAGGCTCTCGGCTTTGGATCTTCTTTTTCCTTCTTGTCTGCTTTCGTCCCACCAACAGGAGACTGACCACCACGAAAATGATCGTAAAATATCTCATCTGGCCTGCCGAGATTAAGGGCAGTCGAGGAATGATCCAGAATAATACAATCCTGTTTATCTGGATTAGTCCTCAAGCCGCGACCGATAATTTGCACAAAAAGCATCTCACTCTTTGTCGGGCGCGCTAGAATGATGCAGGACACAAAAGGCGCATCAACGCCAGTCGTCATCGTTCCGATATTACAGATGACCTTTAATTCTCCGTCCCGTAGCTGATTAATCATGGCCTCACGCTCCTCGACGGGCGTATAGGCATCCACGTAACCAGCCGGGATTCCGGCATTCAGGAACTGGTGCTGGATCTCCTGAGCATGGCGGCGGTTCACGGCAAAGCAAAAGGTCGGCCTGTTCTCGCCTTTCTTTATCCACGTAGTCACGATGTCAGCTATGAGATCAGCCTTGCTCATGGCCAGTGCAAGCTGGTCCTTTTGATAATCACCAGCAACTATCTTGACGTCTCGCAGGTCAGGAACAGACGGCGCGTAATATTTGAATGGAGACAGGTATCCATCTTTAATAAGCTCAGCGACTGTCGAGACAACGATCATTTTGTCCCAGAGCTTGCTCATGCCACTGGCCCATGGAGTCGCAGACAATCCGATAAAATAGGTGTTGGGAGATGCCTCCATCCATCGTTTGTAAACGACAGAATTGTTATGGACTTCATCAAAGATCACAACATCGACATCCGGGAATTTTGGCCGGCGGGATAGCGTATCAATCGAGGCGATCTGAACCGGACGCGACCAGTCTGTGAGTTCATTATTAGCCTGAATTATCCCGATCTCCCGCTCATCTATCCCAGCCTCAACAAATGCCCGATAGGTTTGGCGGATAAGGGACAAAAACGGAACACAGAAACACACACGCTTATTTTTTACGCGAGCAAGAGCGAATATCTCTGAGGCGATTCTCGTTTTACCTGATCCCGTTGGAGCTGACAGGACTGGTTTTAGCTTTAAAGCTAAAGCCGATCTAAGCTCTTGAATTGCGTTCTCTTGATAGGGCCTTAGCTGTTTCACAGGATTCTCTCCAATTATATGTTTTTCTTCTTTGTATTTCCCTTTGCAAATACCAGACTGATTTTTCCAGATCTTCTATAGCGCCTCCCTTTAATCCCGCTCTCCAGATATACTTCACCGCATTTCCCAAACAAAAATTCATATGCTCGGTTATTTGAATGCATTCGATCCCGGATGGATGTGAATTATAATGCTTTGGATTATTAACAGGATCATTCATAACGCGCCCCATGAGCTTCTTTTGTTTGATGTTGGTATTTACCCTTGTATGGAATTTCAGTTGGCTCATCCAGCCAGTGAAAAGCAATCTGGCATATCGGGTCGCCAGAATTAATATGGACCACGTGATTGCCAAGATTAACCAATTCAAGCGTCAGATTACCAACAAACCCAGGATCTATTAATGTATTCAATGCTGATATAAATCTTCTCGCATAAGTCGATTTATCTACTACATATGCGACAACATTATCCGGCATACAGAAATCTTCAAACGTATGAGCCAGGGATGATTGCTTTGGATGCAACACAAGATCATGCCCGATCCTTACGTCATATGAAGCTGCGGATAACCCATAGCTCGTTCCGTTGACCACCTTCTTTTCCGCAACAAACGGATACACCATAGGACGCTCGCCCTCGCATAGCTTACGGATAGATTGGGCTGACAATTGCGCCATTTGATTTTTCCTTGATCGTTGTGTTGAGTTGATTTTCCAGATGTTTGGCCAGTGCCTGACGGCGCATTCGGTAAAGACGCTGGACATATTCCAGTTCAGACAAATGCTCGCCAGAACAGAAATGCTTCTCAGCAGCTTCATTCACACAGTATACCCTAAACGACCAGTCGTCACGTGAATAAAGCGATACGATAAATGGCAACGGTCCACTTTTGTATTCGTCCGCCAGACAGCGAATCGCCCTGTATGTGGGATGGTTAAAATCCGTGATCTTGTGCAGGTAATATTTATACTCAACAAGCGCGACAGGCTTGCCGATGTTGTATTCCACCATCACAAAATCAAGGTCGGCGGCTGGACAGTTAAACCCCCACATTCTGTGGCGTCTACTGATATCCTCATCTCGATAGGCGTGCTTCTCTGGCCTCACATTGTCAGGCAGGTAATCATCTTCCATGTAAACATTCTCCTGAATTTGGGCATAGCTCCCTCTCCCGTATGCTCCGATACCACTAATCCGGACAATTGAGTCTGGAGTGGGCGACCCGGCGACCTGGACCTTGGCCATTGGGTCTATACGGACGGGTTTGGCAGCGGTTCTGGTATTCCCTGACTCAGATGTAGGTTCTCCCTACTATCGGCATCTGCTTGCCGGCTCCGGCCTCACCATGAGGACTTGTGTATCGTATGCATTCGTCAGGTATGGTGGATCTTTCCGCAAGATTTCCCACTGGCCCGGGACAGGCCCCATTTTACTATTTCCCAAAGGCAACTGTTGTCCTGACTCGATCGGCATATGCCGGGTCTCTCGCCTTTGCCGGCGGATGGTTAAGGACGCATGGAAGGGCGCTGCCTAGCCCTTGGATGCCTCCTTTTTCAGAGATTTAAGAGTCCGAAGTGCTTCGGATGCCTTGCGGGCATTGGCGAGAAATTGCTCAGCGCAATGCTCAAATCCGACAGGATCAAATAAAGAACGGTGATCTTCAGCAAGCTGGGCAAAGCTCACAGCATTGCGTAAGCTATTGAGAACAGACAGTTCTGCCTGTTCTACCTTGGCTTCTTTGGAAAAATGATAGTCAACGGCCTTCGAATAATCCTGTGTATAGGATTTAGCGGATTGATTTTCCGCCGAAGACGGCCTATTCTTCTCAACAGACATAACGGTTCTCTGGTCAACTGTTCATGTTCAGGTTTCATAAGAAGTTGCTGTCTTCTTACGAAGCCGAAATATATCCTAAGCCGAATGACTCGGCCTGTCAACGCCCGGACTGTCAACGCCTCAGACAGACCGGGCGTTTTCTCATCTGTATAGCTTGAAAATCTTATGCGACGGCCCTGACGGTTTTACGTACACAATCGCCCGACAGGTTGGGCAATACGGGACCGGAGAGTCAGGCTCCACTGGCGCAGCGCAATACAGAAAATCCGATGGCCTCTCGCTGCCGAGGATGTATCTGCATTGGTTATTGCGAAGCTCCAAAAGCTTCAGACCAAGAGCCTTTGGATTGGGAAAGGATTGTCTTTCCCGTATGAATGACGGAAGCTTTTTGAATTTTATATCTTTTGAATAATTGATATCTCTAATCGACCTCTTTTCATCTATTTCTCTTTTATCAAGTTTTAGCTTTTTTGCCTTTTCAAGTATAGATTTACGCTTGATCCCGAACATTGATTCCAATTCGTGAATCTTGATATTTGCTTTCCACGCTTTCATAAACTCAACATTATCTGCCTTTTTAATCTTATATGTTTGATTATATTTTATAGATCCGGGAATATAACTCCTTCCAACCCTGACGACAAATTCCAGCTTTAATCTTCTTGCCTTGCTGATTATTGCATTGCGAGAAAAATACATGTCGAATTTGTTATTAATCTCATCGGATGCCTGCGCCGCAGTCGCACCTGCGTTTAGCAACTTTGACAAGAATTCCTCGTTGTCTTTGTTCCATACAGCTTTCTTGGTCATTGTTTCTCTCTCGTTGTTATGTTTAATTTTTGTATAACTTCCTTAACGTCATCTATCGAGCGGACGATGTATACCGTATGCCCGATCTCGCCCAGACGCTCATGGACAAGAACCTGATTATCACTGACGACGCCTTTAGGAGCCTTGACTTCCAACCACAAAACCTTGCCACCGGGAAAGGCTATGACCAGATCGGGAGCGCCCGGAAGCAAACCCGGAGCCGCATTCATGGGCTTTCCGTTGATCGTCCGACGCGCCGCATTCGGGATCGCCATAACCACACAGTCGCGGACCACAGTGCGCAAATATGCGACTATTGATCTCTGAATGCTGTTTTCAATCTGCGCTCTCATTGCCCACCTTCTGTAGAGCAGCATAGAAAACCATATCATCCAGAATGTTTATCATCGTCTCCGGAACGCCAGCATCCCGGTAAATCTGATACCGTTCTCTGGTATTAGGCGGAGCCCGATCTCCAAGGCTATCCGCCATCACCTTGCGCCAATCGGCATTGGTCATGCTTACGTTTGAGTGGCTGCTTGCGTGTTCGTGTAAATCGTCCATTTCCATCTCCTGATTTGCTATCATCGACACAGACCAAAACGCCTGTCAAGGACATGCAAATATATTTTTTCCTAGCACTGTTTACAGTTGACATGCTAGCAGGTTTCGTATAGGTAATCCATAAGTAATTAATAAACAACGGAGAAACAAAATGAGAATAGCAACTTACGTCACGTGGTTTTCAGAAGATCAGATAAAACTTGATGTTCATTACGGTCAAAGAGGCACGATCGCCATGGACATCTATGACATGAATGAAGGCTTCAAGCCAGAAAACAACAGGGTTTTTGTAAATATCCAGCATCAGAAAAAGCTGGAAGCTGCGGTAAAGGCTTTCAACAAAGCATGGGAGGAATCCGAATGAACACGCCAAATCAGGGAACCGATGAATGGAAATCTGAGCGCGTCGGGAAAGTGACTGCATCAAGACTCGCAGATCTTATGGCAAGAACAAAGACAGGATGGTCCAAAAGCCGCGACGCCTACATGTCCCAGCTTGCCATCGAGCGCATCACCAAACAGCCCTACACATTCCCGACCAGCTCATCAATGGACTGGGGAACAAAGACGGAGCCAGAGGCAAGAAATGAATACAGGTCGATATGCTTTGATGAGGTGTCTGAAACAGGTTTTGTTCCTCATCCTTCTATCAATGACGCTGGGGCTAGCCCTGACGGCCTCGTTGGAGATCATGGCCTCATCGAAATTAAGTGCCCGGAGACACACACCCACCTGGGATACATACTAAACGACGATGTGCCGGAAAAATACTTCACCCAGATGCAGTGGCAAATGGCCTGCACAGGTCGCAAATGGTGCGATTTCGTCAGTTATGATCCACGATCTCCAGAAGGTCTGAAACTGTTTATCAAACGTGTAGACAGGGATGATTGCTTCATCGCCACGTCTGAGGAAATGGTAAGGAAGTTCCTGTCCGAAGTAGAGCAGATGGTTGAAAAACTAATGAACAAACTTGCGGAGAAACAGAATGCCTAAAATGCCTCCAGAAATAGCCAAAGCAATCAAGCAGGTATGTGAAGAGGTAGAAGGTCTTGTTGCTGATCAGGATAACAAATTTGCCAACTACAAATTCGTATCCCACGATCAGATCAAGGCAAAGGCTGGCAAGCTCATGGCCAAGCATGGGCTTATCATCGTGGCTGACGAAGTATCATGCGAGGTGAGGGAAAAATCCCTGCATTGCGAATATGCTTTCTGGATTTACCATGAGGGCGGAGCTGAATACGGACCTGTAAAAAGGACTGTTCAGGTGTCAGCTTCAGGCGCTCAAGCCTATGGCTCGGCAGCCTCCTACGCGCAGAAGTATTTCATACGCGATCTGTTTCAGATCCCGACAGGCGAGCCGGATGCTGACTCTGACCAGAAACACCAATTGCCTGAATCTCCTAACGTAAAGGATGAAAAGTCTATCCTTCTTCTGGACAAGATGGAGGAAAGCCTTCGATCCTGCAAAACATTGGAAGACTGCGAAAAATGGCGTGACGACAACATCAAAGACAAGCAAAAGCTTACAGTTCTGGATCAGGTGAAGATCACCAAACTGTTCAAAGAAACCCAGGCCAAAATAAAGGATCAGACCAATGGCTGAATACGAAATGAAAGACAACACCTTTTCTCTGTTTCGCAATGAGAAGAAGGAGAAGGAAACCCAGCCCGACTATAGCGGAGACATTATGTGGAAGGGCGAGAAACTCCGCCTTTCCGCCTGGCTTAACGAAACCAAGGCAGGGAAAAAATATATCAAAGGCGCTGTTTCCGAGCCGTATGAAGGCGGTAAATCCAGCAAGAAGCAGTCTGAGGATTTCTGATGTCTCACCCGCTGTCAGAGCAATATAGACTGGCCGCGAAAGATTGGGTTGATCTGGATAACAAGGCGCGGCTGATGGAGGAGACAAAGTCAGCCGTGCTTAGCCAGAAAATGTCTGCCCTTGGAGACATGCCAGTATCAAAAGCTGAGTTGAAGGTTAAAGCATCCAGCGAATGGATGGATTACATCAAGGAAATGGTTGAAGCTAGAACTGCGGCTAATCTGGCAAAGGTGAAGGTAGAGTGGATTAGACTGAGGTTTATGGAAAATCAGTCAAAAGAGGCAAACGCAAGAGCGGAGATGAAATTATGAGCAGAACAATAGTAGAAAGATTTGAAAGAAAATTTATACCTGAGCCAAATTGTGGTTGCTGGTTATGGACTGGCGCAGTAAGTAGTTCTGGATATGGATCATTTACAATATCAACAAAACGCACTATGCCTGCGCATAGAGCATCATATTTAATATATAAAGATAATATTCCAGACAATTTTGTATGCCACTCATGCGATAACAAATTATGCGTTAATCCAGATCATTTGTGGGAGGGAACAGCAAAAGACAATTCAATAGATGCGTCAAAAAAAGGGATTTTACAAAAAAGACCAAAAAGATATGGAGCGGGATCAAAACTTACAGGCGATGAAGTTTTAAAAATATTTAATGATAACAGAAAATATGAAACAATATCTGATGATTATAAAACAAGTATAACAACGATTACCGCAATAAAAAGTGGACAAAATTGGTCACACATTACAGGGAAAAGATATGCACCAAAAACAAGATCAAAATGATCGTAACTTGTCTACAAAGCCGCGAGGCCACAGAGAGAGCCGAACGAAAGTTGTAATGAAGCAACTCAACGTTCGTATGGATGATACTATCATCCACAAGCTCAAAAAGTTCTCTGAAAAAACAGGCAAGAGCCAGTCTTATTTGGTTCAGGAAGCAATCTCCAGCTACCTATGGAACATGAAAGACAGATATGGCTAGGCGAAATTTCACTAAAGCGATCATAGTCGCCCGAATAAAGGCGGCGACGGTCAATGGTAATGTGTATTGCGATGGATGTGGATGCCCATGCACAAAGTTTGAAATCGATCACATACGTGCCGATGGCTTGCTTGGCGAGCCAACATTCGAAAACAGCCGGCTGCTTTGCATTCCATGCCACTCTGAGAAAACAAAGCAGGATGTCAAGATGATCAGCAAAGCGAAAAGGGTAGAGGCGCGTCACCTTGGAGCTGTCACCCCAAAAGTAAAAATACAATCACGCGGGTTTCCAAAGCGCGAAAGAGCAGAAAAAATATCTTTGCCTCCGCGAAGATCAATGTTCGAGGATTCGTGAAATGAAATGTCCACACTGCGGAAATGAAACAAGTGCATATCGACTTTCCATTCTGGATCTTGCCGATGGCACCAAAACAATCGCCGAAATCGCTGATCTTCTTAACAAGGATCACAAGGCGCTCAGGGCGACGATCAATGTCATGCGGAACGAAGGCCATGAGATGAAGTTCAAGGACGCTTCGCCCTATGACAAGAATGCTCTGCGGGAACGTGAGATTTTCGTTATCAAGCAAACGATCAATGGCGTCACTGTCCGAGAGCTGGCCGACAAGCTGGGCGTATCATCATCGCGGATCGGACAGATTCGAGACAAGGCTCTGCGCGTGATGAGAAGAGAAAATCCTGAAGTCTTCCAGCGCTATCAGGAATGGATGGCCAATAAAAACAAGGATAAAAGCTTGAAAAAATTTGCTTGACTTGCGGGCTTGTGCGTGCGAGTGTAGGAAATAATCAAAAAACAGGAGAAACAAGTGAAAATCATAACAGCAGCATTTTGTATTTTTCTACCAGTGAATGCGCTGGCAGATGAATACATTGGAAATTTGTCAGGCAACATGTTTGATGGCGAAAGCATCAACAATGAGTTTAGCCTGATGAATAATGAATTCTATCCATACAGCCTTAAAAACCAGTTTGGCCCGTATGGAAATGAATTCAGCCCATACAGCCCCAAGAACCAATTTTCAACGATGGGGCCGCGCCTCTACGGAGGCCCGTTTGATGAGGATGAATAAGCATGATTTATATAGGTCTATGGGTCGTAGCGATATGCGCCTGTGCGATTGCCGCAGATGTCTACCCAACGATGCGTAAATATTTCAAAGGTCAAAACTACGTTAACAAAGACCAGCCTAGAGTAAAAACCACAATCAGCATAGGAAACAGGAGAAACAAATGACAATGATCACTGCCATTCCTTCATATACCTTCAGCCTTGATGACCGTATGCGGTCTATCTCGACTAACGCTGTGCAGGAAGCGCGCGCTGCAAAAGGACGCGGGAATATGCCATTTCTGGATAAGGATTCCAGAATACAGGACATGATTGAAAGGCTGCTGCACGAACTGACAGACGCCAAATCAGTCGACAAATCTGTTGAACATTATCCACTTGTCGATAAAAATCAGGAAGAAATCGGCAAGCGCATTACGACAATGTCTGAAATCCTTAACAAGCTGGAAGACGAGTTTATTGAAAAGCCCGTCAAGATTTCAGCGCCTGCAAAAACCGCAGTCAAAAAGTAAACAATCAAATGAGGGAGGCGAGTCCTCCCTCTAACCCATTGGGGCAGTTATGGGCGAGTTTACGATCCCACCATATGGCTCAGCGCCTGTAGAGATCCATGATGATCGAGGCGGCTATGTAGATGAATATCAAAGGGCTGTGGAGATTTACAATTACCAGGGAAGGAAGGTCAAGATCCTTGGCATGTGTAGATCAGCCTGCATTCTGGCTCTGGCCGCAAGAAATGTATGCGTTGGACCGAATGCCAAAGTCATGGCCCATTTGGCCTATGAAGAGAAAAGCGGTAATCGCAGGCCGGATATAACCGAGCAAATGCTATACATGCTCCCGACGCCAATCAGGACGCGTCTCTGGGGCCATGTCCAGCGCCAATACACGCCGGAATCTACATTGGGATATACGGATCTTGTGGATTTGGGCGTGAAGCCATGCAAAAACACGCACCCAAGAGTTGTATTCGGGAGAAAGCCCGGAGTTTACAACTACATGTCCTATTCACCATCCAGTGAGGTAAAGTAACATGGCAGGAAGAAATCCAAAGCCCAAGCCGATCATTCGCATGAGAGCATTGAACCTGTTTGCTCTTGAGCTAAATGAGAATGGACATCTGGAATACAAATCTGCCGGACACAGATTTGAGATTATGAAGGAAGGCTCAGAAGAATGGGAGCCTTTGGAAATAGATGCTAAAATTATCGAACCGGAAAAGACTGAGGATTTGACAGTTACCAGCTAACACCTTCAACGTCAGCCGGATGTCGGACATCGGGATATTGTGCGAGTCAATACAAGGCGTGGTTCTGGTGTTAGCTGGTGTTGCATTTGGGCCAGTGAAACCGCGCAAATCCGACAATTAATATCTTGATCGAGGTCTTTGGTCTAACGCCTTGCGAAGAGACAAAACCTCTTCTCTGAGCTTTTCAACCTCACTCACAAGATCTTTCACTCTTGTCTCATAGCCTTCAATCAAGGCTTCGAAATGCCGTGTAATGCTGTCAAGCTTTGCTGCTTCAGCTTCGGCATAAAATTTATCTGCTTCTGCATCAAATTTGTTGGCTTCAGAGTTTTCTTTACGCCTTCCGGCGACATAGCCTATGGCTCCGCCAGCAATAGGAATAACGAATACAGAAATATAATCCTTTATAGCCTCAATTAAATTTTTGGCTTCTTCGCTTATTTCGATCCTGAAGTCCGACATAGCTTTTTCCAAACCCGATTGTGAGTGTCAACCTGTTCTTTAGTTGCCCTCGTATCGGATGCGCTCCAATAAATAGGCTTTGAAATCTCGCAATAACTGTCCGTTGCAGGCTTAGGAGCTTCCTGAACCTGACAGAACATAACTACAAAACCTATACACAGAGTCCAGCTATCCATATTTACTTTCTCATAAACTCGGTGTCAAAACCGTCATCGCTATCAGGATTGGCAATGTGGTCCGCCTTTGCCTCCTCCTCTATCTTTTTAGCGATAGAAACCTTGGAGGCAATAATCATTGCATTAGCCAAAATAGCGCGTCTCTCGCCTTCTGCAATAAGCTTCTTGTCGTTAGCCCTGGATATTAGCCACTGAATAATGGATAATATCGCAGGGATAACCTTGATGGCGAGAGATAGCCAGTTCATTCTTGGCTGATCTTTCCGCCAGTCACGTTTGCGTCTTTGGCATACGCACCGATACCCAATACGGCCACAACAAAAGGCCATACCTGGTCGATCGGCGGAAGCGGCATAATGCTGGGCCACATGCCAAAATAATTCAGCGCATAGGCAATCAGCGGAATCATGCCGGAAACAGTCGTGTGCCAGCTAACAGTGAGATTTTTAAACATTCTATTCTCCATCAATTGCAGGGATTGCGCGTATTGTCCCGAACGATACATTCAGCGTATTTCATTTCACTACAGGCCGCCAGTAAGCTGACACCCACAAGCGTCAACGAAAACATAGCAGCCAGTATAGTAAATCTCAGGGTTTCCTGTATCATTTAGGCGTCTCCTTTGATTGCGTCAGAGCGTCCAAAAATGATCTTGCATAACCGGCGATAAGATTGGCCCTGTCTGTCCCGTTTATGATGCGGCGAGCGCCCACAAAATCCGGAACCTTGTTAGGCTTGATATAATCCGAAAGCTTCTTGCCTGTAAACATTCCGAAAATCATGCCTCGAAATGCTATGTCCAGCGCAGTCGGCCACTTGAGAGCCGAATCCGGATCGTTGGCGATACCGAATTTTTCGTAATTATATTTCCAGGTAATCTGAATGAGCCCTCGACCGATCCACTTCGGCGCGTATCTCTTGGTTCTGAAATACGCCGCAGAACCCATCTCCCGGATTGGCTGCATCGTAAAAGCCGTCTCATGGACAGTCGTAGCCAATAGATATGCCAATTCAGCATCCGGCATTTTAGGCCACTTCTCATCCCGATACGCAAGGATGCGGCTCATTCCGTCGACCTGTTTTTGCGTGAGTCTGCCACCAAAAACGGCCCTTCTGATTCTATCAAAGAAGTAAGCCTTGTTCATGGGATTTCATACCTCATTATGTAATAAGCATCTTTGCCCATCTTATAGCAAAGAACGCATATCCATACGACCGCAACCGCCTTGCATAGCCTGATCAAAGCATCGTGATCGTCTGGATGAATCATCATTTGTCTTTCGCCAAATCCAGCGCCTTGACGATTGCCTCATCCGGCATATCCATCAAAGGGCGCGATTCCAGAGCAATATCATTAAAGGCTTTCCTTGCAGCCTTCTCCATAAGGCTAAGCTTTTTGGCAGGATAAACCTTTCCTCCAGCAGCCCTCGGCGTGCGATCTTCTTCAGGTTTCCTAGCCTCAAGTCTCGCAGCATTCAATAAAGCATTATAGCTGAACTTACTTGGCTTTTTGATGAAATTGGAAACGGTTTTTGCGGTTTTTGGGCTGGCCAGAAGCATTGCAACCGGGATTGTTCCCAATATGCCAGCGGCAGTTCCGCCTATTCCCGTCGCTCCGGTCGCCAATCCAAGCAATGCGCCAGCCCCAAGCAGAACCGGAGCAGTCTTTGAAACATTCCTGCTCTTGGCCGCCTGTGCATATTTGCTGGATAGAAGATTTACATCTTCCATCGCTTGTCTTACCGGATTGCCGGCAGCGCCAAAAATCAGATCCTTGCCGCGATCAGAAAGCTTCCCGTAGGCAGTCACAAAACGATCCGGAGAAAAAGCTTTTTCGGCATCACGACCCATCGTATTGATAATGCCCGATGTTACGTCTTCCCAATCGCTTCCTTTAATGGATGTTCTGGCATTGCGGAGAAGTTCGATATTGGCTCCGGCTTTATCCGTTCCCATTCTGTATATTTTATCAAAAACAGCCTCCGGAGGCGTATCACCCGCCGCGCCGACAATCTTGTAAAGCTGATCGCGCTTGGCCTGAACCTGCGCATTTAGAGTATTTGCACGCTCAAATGCGCTTAATCCGCGCTGACCACCAGCTTTTTCTACCGCATCCCGGAGATCTTTGGTGAGAGAACCATAAAGCTGCTTGAGTTCAGTTTGCTCGACACCCGTTGTATGAAGCGCATCCTTCATTTTCTGACCGACATGCGTGCGAAGGAATTTAATTCCCTCATACGTCAGTCCCTCCGGGTTAGTCACGGCGTCCATCAAAAGCTTGGTCGCAGCAGTCTCTTCCGGGAGATGGGCCAGCAAATTTTTGGATCCAATTTGCTGGACAGTAGACGCGGTATTTGAAAGAGGCGTGGCTACATTCGGGTTAATATATTTGTCAACAGCGTCATATGCTTTTGAGACGACATTTTCAGATCGTGTTCCCGCCCAACCCGTTAACGCCTGTTTCGCGGCGGCTCCGGCTTCATATCTATCAACCAGCGGAGAAACGCCCGGAATCCGCTCGGTTGCTTCGCCAAGCTGTTCAATTCCTTCTCTGGCTGCTCTCTGGATAACGCCGCCGGTAACAGGCACAGCCTCAAGAGCCGCAGCCGTGGTTTTTGGCAAGGCGGCTTCGCTGGTTACATATCTTGGAGCCCCAATCCCGAGCCTTTGCGCCGCCAGTTCAGCCTCATTAAGAGATCGCTTTACTGCGGCCCCAGCAGCAGGCAATGCCGCTCCGCCAAGCGCACCGATACCGGCAGCCGATGTAGCGCCCTTTAGGCGCTCCTCTGGAGTTACGCCCTCTCCGAAGCCCTGAATAGCCCCAGCGCCCGCGCCAGCGGCTCCAGCGCCGACAATTCTGGCCGCAGTCTCACCAACCTTTGGCGCTAGTCGGGATGCAACAGCCTGTTCAGACTTGGCCATCGGACCAGCAAGACCGAATCCGGGAACAAAAAACCCACCAACCTCACCAGCAAGCGTCGATTTTGGATATTGTTTTTCCAGCTCAATGTCTCTGGCGACCTGGGCTCTTTTTTCTTCCTCAAATGGCACGCCTTTCCGAAAAGCTTCAGCGGCAGCGCCAATGTCCTGTCCAAACGGCAAGGAACGACGAACGCCACGAAGGCCGGCAGCTACTTCGCCACGCCAGTCGCCTTCTGCTGGCTGCGTTTCTTGAGCCATTCTGGTAAGTTCTTCTTCAGGAATACTCTCAATTCCCGTGGGCGCAGGAGCTTCTTGCTCGCCCAACATTCTCTGAAGCTCTTCAGTGGAATATTGGGAAAGATCATTATCATCCATTATCGCGCTCCCTGACGGCGACGAAGTTCTTCCTGAATTTGTTCGCGAGTAAATCGTGGTTTTGATTCGGGCTGCGCAGATGCCGGAG